TGGCGATCGTCTTGAACTGGAAGCCGCGACCGCGTGGCATGGCATTGGCAAACTCACGCCATGCGCTCCATGTCGGTGTGCCGCTCGGGTTATCGCTAGTCGAACGGACGTAAAGGACGGCGTTCACATCATCCAGCAGATCCCCGTCAATGCTGGTCCATGTATCGATCAGCGCCGTGTTGTCATCCCATAGCTCACCAGGCAGGTAAGGGATAGTGACGAAGTAACGACGCAGCACAATGTCGTATACGCCGCCGAGATCCAGCGTGCTACCGAACTCATATTCACCACTACCTGCTGCAGCGCCTTGTGCGTCAATGGTGCCAAGGGCATCCCAATCGCCATCAGTGCTTGCTAGGTCATCGACATTGGTGCCGACATTCAGGATCAGCCCGTTAAACTCCGAGCTATAAATCATGTTCGTGAGATTGCCCGAGAAGGGCGGCGTCTCCTGCTCTTCCCGATAGCTCTGCACCAATAGCCTTGGCAATGGCGTCGGCAAATCAACGATCACCGAGATCGAGTTGGTAGACCGATGCCCGGTGTCATCCTCAAACTTGATCAGATAGGTGCCTTCCAGCAGTGGCACCTGCTTCTGCGTCTGACTACCGGCTGCAGCTTCAATAATGCTCTGGCTTTCCTCCCAGACCGCGCCAGATGTTGCGACGTTATGGCGGATAATGACCTTGCCACCCACCAACACGTCAACATCAACTGCACGGTCCCAGGTCAAAATGCCTGTGCTTTCCGAGCTGGGAATGATGCTAACGCCAGTTGGATCCTGCGGGTTAGCAGTTTTACCAACGGCGGCATAGACCAATTCTGCATAGGTCGCTGATGGTTGCAGAATCGCATTCAGGCTATAAACCCGAATCTCATAAGTATCCGCTGCACTATCAAAAATCTCGTAGTCGTTGCGCTGAATGTCTGCTGTGGTCCAGTTGCCATTACTGCGCCGCCATTGGATTCGATAGTTGCTAACGCCAACGATTGACTGCCAAGACACAATGATCTTGGCGAATGCTTTGCCGCCTTGCGCGTAAAGCTGCTCTGTTGCGCCTAGGTTCGTTGGTGCATCAGGGCGTCCGTTGATGACCGTAATCTCCCGCTGCTGCAGTGGGCGATCACGTTCCACATAGTCATACTTGCTGGCGTTATATGCCAAGGCGCTGATGCTGTACTGAATGCCTTCGTTCTCTTGAACGGACAGGACGCGCCAAGTAGAAGTCTGAACAGTGTCGTTCTGCAAAATCCAGACGCTGTTGACATTTGGTGCAGCACTAAAAGCAGACGAGACCGTGATAACAGCGCCAGCGATGCCACTGACAGCCTTGGTTTCAACGGTGCCATCAGGCAGCACCACGCTCAACGTTGGATTGTTGGTGGTAACCAAATCCGTTGCAGCCGTGTCATCCACGGTGACAGTGGTGGTTGTTGCAGCATTGATACGCCCGCCGCGACGAACGCCGCTCTTGACGGGATCTGCAATCTCAATCACCTGACCAGGACGCACTAAAACACCTGCATCGACGGAGGTGGTGAAGGTGACAACTTCTGTTTCGTTTTGCTCGGAGTAGAGCATCCAGTCACCGAGGCGTGCTGCTTGCCCGCGACTGGTACAGGCGAATGCTTTGATCGTTGCGGTGACAACGCCATACTTTGCGATGCCATCACGGTCCTCGATTACCTCATAGGCGAGATCTTGCGCGTCGGTGTCGTAGTAACTAACAACTGCAACCGTGTGGCGAGTTTTGATGCTGCTGCCGCTGTAGGAGAATCCTTCCTCGGTAACATTCGCCAGCGTGAATAGATAGCTGGTATCAGTGGGCTTGTCTTGGCTGATCGTCAGCGTGCCAGTAGACCAATACGGCATCACACGCATGACAGAGCAAAGCTCGTTAATCAGCGTGTACGCCTCATCTTGGTTTTGGATGATGGCATTGCAACTGAAACGAGGTTCGGTACCTTCAAAACCATCGGGAACCAGTTCATTGCAATACTGACTAGCAGAGAAAAATGCCCACTTATCAAGCTGGCTTGATGAGATGTGATCACCAAAACCGTATCTAGTGCTGGTCAGTAAGTCCCACAGAATCCAGGCTGGATCTGAAGTCCAAGTAGCTGCGCTAAAGGTTCCATCCCATGCACCGGCGTAGGTGATGCGTCCGTTCTCTGGATCAACAGTGGCGTTGCTTGGAATCGCAACCTTGATGCCACGGATGCGATAGGTGCGCTCTGGGATGCTGTTGAACTGCTCCGCGTCCAAGGTCATGCCGACCAGGGCGCTGTTGGGATAGCTCAGCTTTTCATAAATAATCTCGGTATAACCACTCCAGAAGAAGTCGTTGATGACTTGGGCGGATGTACTGTCAGCACTGTTGCGAACAAGGCGAATATCGACCGGGAATGAACCAACTAGATCGATGAGATAGTCTTTCTGATAAGCATCAGCAGTTCGCCCTGTAATCGTATCTGTGATGACGGTATTGAATCCTCCGCCATCGTATTGAACGTCAATGCTTAGGCTGACACTTGAGCCAAGGATGTCGCCTGCTTCGGTATAAACCTCAAGCCTTGGAATCAAGATTGTGACGCGAACTGCATCAACCTCAGAGTCGGTAATTGTGCGCGTTACTGTTTGGCTAGTAGTGGTTGGGTTGGTATAAGACCAAGTAAGGATGCCACTGGCAGTACGTTCAGCAAAGGAGCCGTGTTGCGAAATTGCTACAATTTGCGCCCGATAGACCTCAGAGGTGGAGAGTCCAGTCAGTTCTAAAGAAAAGCTACCCGTAGAACCGTAGCCAAGATCAGTGGCAACTAGATTAGTTTGCGAATCGTAGATATTGAGTCGCTGAGAAAGCGTGCCAGCGGTATCGCCGGACCATGCGTAGTTAAGGGCAAAGATTAACGTGTTGGCGTTGGTAATGCCTTCTGCTACCGTTTTTGTTCTTGTATCATTCTCTCGCTGCGTTCCAAGGTTGTACTCTACGAAGTCATTATCGCCATTACGGACGATGTAGCCGACGCCTATTGTTTGCTCGTCTTCAATCGCCTGGTTGACAGCCTCTTGATTCTGGGTGCCGTAACGGGGATAAAGCGTGACGTTTTGATAGTTAAAATCTGGGGTTTGCAGATTAGTTGGGTCAGCACCTTGCCGAACGATTGAGGTGCCATTAAGAAAAATATCTTTTAACGCAGCATTGTTATATTCCGCCGTGCCTTGTGCATAAGCACGAGCAGATGGGAAGCCTTCAATTTCACCTTCACTCAGCAGGTCAATGAAGGTCGCAAATTGCTTACTGGCAAGCGTATCCTCCGCCTCGATTGGATTGCGGTTGGTATTGGTAATACCAGTAACAACAACCGTATTGTTGACTTGTATGGTTGGGGTAGGACCACCGGCACCACGGATGATTTTGGTCATGCGCCTTCCTCCGCCACTACTTCGATTTGTTCGGTATCAATACCAGCCGAGATCACGATAGAGCCAACGATCATCTCGCCATAGACCAAGGGGATTGGTACGCCTTGACGGCTGGTGTTTTGTGTCCCACTGAAGCTGTAGGACGCTTGTGGATCTAGCTCAGTGCCTGCAGTGCTGGCAGTCGTGCCACCACTAAACACAGGGGTATTGCCGATTGGGGTAAGACTTGGCGCAGGGGTTAGAAGTTGGGCAGTGCCTCCGAGCACCAACGCTCCACCAAGCAATCCAACCTTTGTCACAGTTGCGCCACTAAGACCCAAGCCAAGCCCAGGGATGAAAATTGATGCCGCAACCAAAGCAATACCGGCAAGGATCATGCCAAGAGAAAAATTGCCGCCAGCACCGCCGATCACCGGAACAATCCGAATCACCTGCTGCCCAGATGGATTGTGCAGTTCACTGAGCGCCAGGTCGTAGTCACCCACGCTGACCTTGTAATACTGGTCAGACATGTGCTTCTCAAGCTGCGGGAAGTTCGCCAGCAGGAAACGCACAGCCTCAGCAGCACTATCAACTGCTGCCATAAACTTCCGGCGACCTAGAAACTTCGCCAGACGCCCATAAACTCGGATCTCACGGAGCATGGGTCTACTTAGCCTCCGCCCATCGTACTGAAGCTGGGGTGACGAAGCACGCGCCCCGTACATTTCTGCAGCCAGCCGCCGTACAAGTCTCGGCTGCTCAGCCGTCCCCTGAGATGGTGTAGCAGAAGCTGATCACCGATATAGACGCCAACATGATTCAAGCCCTTGCCTTGAATGCTCATCAAAACCGCGTCACCAACCTCAATCGACTCTTCCTCCTTAAGTTGCCTGAAGCCTGCTTCCTTCCAGCAACCATCAAACATTGGCGCAGCTTCAAACTCCTGTGGCGTCAGCGGACGTTTCCAGTCCGGCAATTCCAAGCCATGCTCGGCATACCAGTCACGCACTAACGTCCAACAATCAGTAACGCCCCATGCCCAGTGCCTGCCAATTAACGGCGCTTTATATCCTTCCGGTTTGCACTCGTCCCAGCCGCCGGTCTTTGGATTGACGATGTACCAGTGCAGTCCGCTGATCTCACAGGAGACACGATCAGCCTGACTTGGCGTCGGTGGTGTTGATGGATGGCTGTGGACCACGGCGATAATTTCACCAGCGTCTTCCGCTGCGGCAAAATCTGCCGGGTCAAGGATGAACTGGTTATTGCCATCCGCCAGGTTCTTGCACTCCCAATATTGTTCCCGTCCTTTGACCACCACCAGCAAGCCACACGCCTCGCGTGGATCTTCAGCCTGTGCATGAGCCAGTGCGTCAGCTTGCCACTTCATGCGTA